GCAGATCGAGGTATGGGGGCTGGACGCGAGCCACCGCGGCATGCTCCAGGGCAAGGGCGCGCGGTGCTGGCTCGAGGCGGGCTACAAGAGCGGGACCTTCCAACTGTTCGGCGGGGACATCCGATTCCCAGGACACCGGCACGACGGGCCCGAGTGGATCGCGAAGCTCGAACTCGGCGACGGCGAGCGCGCGTACAAGCACGGTCGCTGCAACGTGGCCTTCAAGGGCGGCACGTCCAAGTACGACGTCCTCAAGGAACTGGCCCGCCAGTCGGGCTGGGACCTTGGCAACGTGACGGATTTCGCCGCGAGCCTCGGGATCGAGCAGTACACGAATGGCTACTCGGCGAGCGGGTCGGTAGTTGGGGCGATTGACGAACTGCTGAACGGGCAGGGCCTCTCGTGGTCGATTCAGAACGGCAAGATTCAGATCCTCCCGTTGACGGGATTCGTTCCGGGCGCAGTCGTGCAGCTCGACGCGGACCACGGGCTCATCGGGTCGCCCGAGTACGGCGCGAGTCAGAAGCCGGGGACCGTTTCGTCGCTCAAGGTCAAGTCGCTCATTCAGCCGGGGCTCGACCCGGGCAAGTTGATTAACCTAGTGAGCGAGGACCACAAGGGAGTCTTCATCATCCAGAAGGTGGACATCGACGGCGACTCTGAGGGCGGCGATTGGTACTGCGCCTGCGAGGTTCTCCCCTCGGGTGGCCAGCGAGGCAGGGGCGGCAAGGCGGCGAAGGCCCGCCAGACGGTAGGCCAGCGATGAGCGCGCCCGAGAGCCTTTCCCCGGGGCTGTCCGAGGTGCTGTCGCGCGTGCGTGAGCGTACGGCTGCAGGGATGCGCGTCTGCTGCCCGGCGAAGGTGGTCCGCTGGGATCCGGCCAAGCGCCAGATCGACGCGCAGCCTCTCATCCAGGACGTCTTCGAGGACGAAGACCCGGATACCGTGTGGCTCGAAGACAAGCCGGTTATCTGCAACGTGCCCGTGGTCTACCCAAGCGGTGGCGGTCTGTCGATCACGTTCCCCCTGGCCCTCGGGGACCCGGTTCTCTTGGTCTTCGCCGACGAGTCGCTCGACAAGTGGCTGTCGGTGGGCGGCTCGACTCCGCTCGACCCGCTCGACGAGCGCAACCACAGCGTGAACGACGCCATCGCTATCCCGGGCGTGCGGCCGTTCTCGTCGCCGGGCGGGGCGGTGGCCGCGGGATGTGTTCAGATAGGGACGGACGGCGGGGCGTTCGAGGGCGTGGCCTGTGGCGGGACGGACTACGACGCCTACATGGCCGCGCTGCAGACGCACACGCATCCGACCCCGGCGGGCGCGTCGAGCGCGTCTACCGAGCTTGCCGCGCTGACCGTGCCGCCGTCGAGCGCGACGGTGAAAGTGACGCCCTAGCATGAGCCTCCCGCAGCGCGACTTTCTGCTCGACCCGGCGACGGGCGACCTCAAGATTGTCAACGGCGATCTGGTTCTGTCGAGTGGGCGCGACTCCGTGCGGCAAGCCATCACGCAGGCGTTGAGCCTCTACAAGGGCGAGTGGTTTCTCGACCTCGACGAGGGCCTGCCGATGTTCGAGGAAATTCTCGTCAAGGACGCGACGGGCGGGCCGAATTTCGGGGCCGTGCGCGAACTCCTGCGGCAGGCCATTCTCGGGTGCCCTGGCGTCGCCTCCGTTGGCGACATCGCGTTGACCTACAACGCGGCGACCCGGCGCGCGTCGGTGTCGTTCACCGCTTTCGCTGACGACGGGACGGCGGTTCCGGTCGACGGCTTCATGCTGGGTGATTCATGACCACGGGATTGACTGCCCTCGGGTTCGTTTCAAAGCCGCTCCTCGACATCAAGACCGATCTCGAGGACGCCTTTCGTCTGCTCGGGATCGAAAAACTCGACCCGGCCTCCGTCGCTGGCCAGAAGATCGGCATTCTTTCCGAGCGGCTCTCCGAGCTGTGGGACGCCTGCGAGGCGCTCGACGCGGCGTTCGACCCGGACAAATCCACGGGGCAAGCCTTGGACAGCCTGTGCGCGATGACGGGGACCATCCGCCACGCGGCCACGCGCTCGACGGTCACGCTTACGCTCGGCGGGGACGCGACGAAGGAGGTCCCCGCGGGCAAGCAGGTTTCCGTCGAGGGGACCGGGGTCAAGTTCGAGACGCTGACGCTGGCGACCTTCGACTCGACGCCGACAACGGTCAATGGCATCTCCGTAGGAGGCAGCACAACCGTCGCCGCGCAGGCCGTGGATACTGGTCCACTCGTCGGGCTCACCGGGACGATCAACGTCATCGAGACCCCGATGACCATCTGGTTGGCAGCCTCCAACGCGGCCGACGCCATCCCTGGCCGGGACGTGGAGACCGACGCGGACCTGCGACTGCGGCGCGAAGTTGAGTTGCACACGGCGGCGACGGCGGCACTTGAGGCCATCCGGGAAGCGCTGCTCGAACTGGACAGCACGCCAGCCGTCAGCGGCGCCGTGGTTTTCGAGAACACGAGCATGGTGGCCGACGGTGACGGGCTCCCTCCGAAGAGCGTGCGCGCGGTGGTCAACGGCGGGGAGGCGGCCGACATTCGCGCGTCTCTGTTTGCCACGGTCGCGGCGGGTATCGAGACCGACGGCACGACCTCGGGCACGGTGACGGATTCGCAAGGCGTTACCCACACGATCAAGCACACCGTCGCCGCGCCGATCAATGCCTACATCATCTTGAACGTGACGAAAGACCCGCTCACCTACCCCGTCGACGGCGACGCGCAGATCCTCGCGGCGGTGCTGGCCTACGGGGACACGCTTGTCATGGGCAAGAACATTGTCTCGGGCCGCATCGCCTCCGAGGCGTTCGCAATCGAGGGCGTGGGAGGGGTCGAGTGCCTGATCGGGTTGGACAATCCACCGACGGTGGACACGACGCTCCCGGTGGACATTGATGAAATCGGGGTCTTCGACAGCGCGTGGACCACGGTGAATTCTTCGGACGGCACACCCTAATGTCCGGCCTTTTCCCCATTCTTGACCATGCAGGCCAGGCGCACGAGCGTCTCGCGCAGATGTACCGCGACAAGCCCATTCTCGAGGGCATTCTTGCGGCCGTGTGCGCGGAGGTGCAAGAGATCGAAAATGCCATCTGGCAGCTTGCGAGCGAGAGGGGCATCGTCCTCCTCTACCTCGACGGCGACCCGCAATTCTCCGAGGCCGTCGGCCATCAGCTCGATGTGGTCGGCAAGATTCTCCAGCAGACCCGCGGGGCGATGACCGATGCGGAGTACCGCCTGGCCCTCCGGGCGAAAATTCGCGTGCTCAAGTCGTCGGGGACGGTCGAGGAGTTGATCGCGGTGTTCTTCTGCGTCGAGCCCGACGCGCTGATTACCGTGACGACGTGGCCTCCTGCGTACGTGACGGTTGAATTGTCAGACGTGATTGAGCACTGGAAGTCGGATCTCTACCGCTCGTTCTTGCGGCAGGCGCGGGCGGGTGGAGTGGCGGGTACGTTGCTCTGGCAAGAGATCGAGGACGCCCATTCGCTCATTCTGAGCGACGCGGCTGATTGCCCGGTCGGCGCTCCGTACCTGGAAATCGACACAGACACCGGGCTTGGAGACGCGACTGACCCCGATGTAGGAGGCGCGCTTTCGGGCGCGGCTGGATAGACCATGCCATACCCAGGTGAAGTTCCCCGCTGGTGTGATACCCCCAAGACGGCGCGCACGGTCCCGCCCGAAGGGCTCAAGGATGTTGGCTCACCCGTAGCAGCCAAATGGCCCGCGCAGTACCTCAACTGGTTGCACGGTTGGACGGGCGATTGGATCGCGTGGCTCAAGGGCGTCATTGACAACGGCCTTGACTATGATTGGATCCCCGACGGAGACCACAACCGCGGACTTGGCAACGGGTCACGGCGGTGGGGAACGGCTCACCTCTACACCGTCTGCGGAAATACCTACCAGCTCGACTCCAACTACGACAGCGTCATCTGCGTGCCGCTGGGCTCGGGTCATCCGACCGAGGTTGGCGGCGCCAAATGGACTCGCGCGGCCGGGACTCCGCCTGAGTTGTGGTTGAGCGCAGCGGCGTCGGGCAGTCTGACATTCGACGTCCAGGTTCCGCATGGGTCCAAGGTCACGTACATCATGGTTGACTGGCAGGCGCACGCGGTGTCACCGGTGACCAAGAT